CGATAAAGAAAAATTCTTCCATGATTACCCTGGACGAGTTGTAAATGAGGTAACAGAAGCCCTCAGTCTTATTGAAGATCAGAAGACCCGATTGCTAGGGGCTTCACGGTTGGCTACAGCACCGTTTGCACCGTTTTTTCAAACACTATACGGGCAGGCTGGAGATGTTCTGGCTCCGTTTGTAAATCAGCAGCAACAGGCATTTATAGATATTCAGAATCGTCTTGCAGAGCAATTTGATTTACCTCCGAGAGAACACCAAGATATAACGGGGGAACAACTTGCAGCCCCTATCGCAGCAGCAGGATCACTCCTAAGAGGAAAGCTCCCAACTTGGTTCTCACCAGCAAGAAGGGCTGTAACTAAAGCACCACAACAAAAAGGTGATCTAAGTTACTGGTTAGGACGGATCAAGAAAGAGAAGGGCGGTACAGCGGAAGCCAAACAACTAGGCTTAGTATCAACCCAAGGGGAAGCCACTGAGTCCTTATTGGGTGCTGCTGAAACTGAAAGTGGCACACTGACTAAAGAACAGGCTCTCAATCTAATAGAGCCGATTGAACTAACGGAAACGGTGAGGAATATTACAGAAGTACCAGTTAATCCGACCCCTCTTGATGCAAAAGAGTTTTTCGGTATCACTGATGAAGATTGGTCAAGTATGACTCCAGATCGACAGTTGTCTTATGTACTCGAAATAGAGGAGGGTGGCTCTCATATACGAAGACAGGATGATACCAAATATGCTAACGATCCAACCTTAAATCTTCCAGGTGGAGAAAACCCGCGTGAGATTTTGATTCAGTTACCAGAGCGTGCGTCTGTTGTTGACCAGTATCTGATTACACATGATGCTGGGCTCAATTATCCATCCCCTGTTCAGACAGAGGAGGGCGCACAGGCAGAGGCTGCGCGAGTAGGTGGACGAGTTATATATAAATTGGATACCTCTGCTCCACAACCTAATTATACTGGAGGCCACTTTGAAGAACCAAACGTCTTAGTCTCGGTGCGACTTAATGAACGTGTTGTTGGTGGTAAGAAGACGTTGCATATTGAAGAAATCCAATCGGATTGGCATCAGCAGGGTCGGAATAAGGGTTATGGGCCACAAAAAACTTTTGTTATCGAAGATGAAAATGGATATGTTGTTGCGTCGTTTGATACCATAGAAGAGGCTGAAGCTGAATTACCAAAAGTATTATCCGGTGATCCTCCGTATGTAGCCGATAGAAATTTAATTGGCGATAATTTAGTTATTTCAGAAACAGATAAATTTAAGCAGGGAGTCCCAGATGCACCCTACAAAAATACCTGGCATGAACTTGGATGGAAACGAGCTTTCGTGGAAGCCTTACGCGATCCATCTATAGAGCGTCTGACTTGGACTACAGGGGATGTGCAAGTGGCTCGTTATAATCTAGAAGCGGAGAATGTACTCCAGTTCCCAGAGGGTGGGCCAGCACTTCGCGGTCAGTTTCACAGAAACCTCTACGACAAGAAAACCACGCAGTTCGTTAAAAGATTTTTGAAACAGTTTGGTGCTGAGCCGGAGAGGATATCTTCAGAAGACACAACAGCATTAGAAAGGATACGCAAAGATACAGAACGAAACTTGGTTGCATTAAGAGGTTTTTCACGCCAAACTGGCGGAGTAAAACTAAAAATTGAAACATTAGAAGCAAAATTATCTCGTATAGAGGAGCGCCTAACTAACATAAGAAACCAAGAAGGCGATCTCTGGTACATAGACCCCACATCCGAAATGAGGGAGACTTACGCAGAAGGTGTACCCTTAGCCATGCAAGAAGACGAGCAAGGACTTTTGGGGAGATATGCCTAAATGCCTATCCAACGGTGTACGCTAAAGGGCGATAAGAAGGGATGGAAATACGGAGAATCAGGGAAATGCTATGCAACTAGAAAGGGCGCAGAGCGCCAAGCAGCCGCGATCCATGCCTCCGGCTACAAGGGGAGAACTGGAAAAAGCGGTAGAAATCGCTAGAGAGATAAGGACTCGAGAGAGGTTCAATAAGTTAGATTTCTATGACCCCTACCCTTATCAACTAAACTTCCACAAAACGGGCGCAGAGGCCAACCAGAGGCTTCTGATGGCTGCTAACCGAATAGGTAAGAGTTACTGCGGGGCAGCAGAGATGGCCTATCATGTGACTGGCCTATACCCAGAGTGGTGGAAAGGTCGAAGATACCGACAGCCAATTATTGCGTGGGCTGGCGGCATATCAAATGAAACGACACGCGATATCGTCCAATATGAACTATTGGGTTCCCCAGACGACCCGGAGGCTTTCGGTTCCGGCTCCATACCGAAAAACCTAATAATAAAGACCGAAAGGAAACCCGGTGTCCCGAACGCGAAAAGCGTGGCCTTGATTAGACACGTTTCCGGTGGGAACTCATCTTTATTCTTCAAAGCCTATGAGATGGGCCAAGAGAAGTGGCAGGGTAGGAGTGTCGATTGCATCTGGCTGGACGAAGAGCCAAGCAGAGAAATATACTCCCAAGCTGTCACACGAACATTAGATCGTAGGGGTATGATTTATATGACTTTTACCCCAGAGCAAGGAATGACGGAAACTGTAGCATCCTTTATGAATAACCTCCAATCGGGGCAGTCTCTAACCAACGCCACATGGGATGATGCCTCAGAGAGAATCTTCTCCCAGGATGGGGAAAGAGGCCACCTCTCAGAGTCTGTGATGGAGCAGATTCTTTCCTCATATTCTCCGCACGAGAGAGAAATGAGACGCTACGGAAGACCATCGATTGGTTCAGGATTGGTCTTCCCGTTAGGAGAAGAGAAGGTGATGGTCGATCCTATGGAGATAAAGGCCCATTGGCCGAGGATCGCTGCAATAGACTTCGGATGGGACCATCCCACTGCCGTAGTATGGTGCGCTATTGACCGTGATGAGGAGGTATTCTACGTCTATGATTGCTACAGAGCCTCCAAAGCAAGCCCAACTGTACACGCAGGTATGATAAGAGGTAGGCCACATTTCATTCCAATAGCCTATCCACATGATGGTAACCGAAGGGACAGCATGGGAAATCCAGGTTTAGCCGATCAGTATAGGAATATGGGTTGTAACTTTCTTCTGGAGCATTTTACCAACCCCGCAGCACTGGGAGCCAACAAAGGTTCTAACTCTATTGAGGAAGGATTGATGGCTATGCTCCAAGCCGTGGAAGCTGGAAAGTTCAAAGTGTTCTCAACTCTATCAGATTGGTTTGAAGAGTTCAGGATGTACCATAGAAAAGATAACAAGGTAGTTCCTTTAAGAGATGACCTCATGTCAGCAACAAGGTACGCCTTCCAATCACAACGCTTCGCCATAGCAGGGGAAGACCCAACATGGACCAAAGACGTTGAATATAGGGACTACGGAATTATTTAATGGCTCAAAAAATTACTGAAGAAGAACTGGTAACTAGGATACGGGGAGAGATAACCGATTCTCTTGGTTACATGGGAGATACAATCTCCAAGCAGAGAGAGTCTGCTATGAAATATTACTATAGCCTTCCCTTTGGAAACGAGGTGGAAGGACGTAGTCAATTTGTTGACTCTACAGTTCAGGATACCATTGAATGGATTAAGCCCTCCTTGATGCGAGTTTTTGCCTCCGGGGATCAAATGGTAAAATTTAATCCTCATGGTCCCGAAGATGTGGCTATGGCAGAACAAGCCACGGACTATGTGAACTATGTGTTTACTAAAGATAATCCCGGCTGGGAAATTATGTACTCCTGGTTCACTGATGCCCTTCTCTCAAAGAATGGCATAGTCAAGGTATGGTGGAATGAGTATGAGGAGAGTCAGCGGGAAGAGTATCATGGGTTAGATGAGATAGCCTTTACCGCCCTAGTGAGCGATGACGATGTTGAAGTTATAGAGCATACAGAATACATAGAGCTAGGCGCACCAGCGCACGATGTTGTTATAAAACGTACCTCTTCTAACGGAAGAATAAAGATTGAGAATGTTCCTCCTTCTGAATTCCTGATTAGTCGTGAGGCCAAGAACATACAAGAAGCACGATTTGTTTGCCATAGGGTTCTAAAGACTTTATCAGAACTCAGGGAAATGTATCCAGATCAAGACATCGATGTAGAAGGACTTCGTGGTGCAGGTGAGGACATGGCAGACTTTTCTGGAGAACGCCTAGAGCGTTATGCGTTTGATAAGTCAGCCAGATACTGGGAGGGCTGGGGTGGCGATGCTACCTATGGAGAGGAAGGATTAAGAGAGTATTGGTTACATGAGTCCTTCCTGAAAACAGATTTTAATAATGACGGAATTACGGAACTACGCAAAGTATGCACAGTGGGTTCTACGGTTTTAGCCAATGAAGAAATAGACTCAATACCGTTTGTTTCTATCACGCCAATAAAGATTCCGCATAAGTTCTTTGGCTTGTCCATAGCCGATCTAGTGATGGATTTACAGTTGATGAAATCTACACTTATGCGTAACCTAATGGACAATATGTACAACCAGAACTTTGGACGTTATGCAGTGTTGGAGGGGCAGGCGAATTTAGATGATCTCCTCACGCAAAGGCCGGGAGGGATTGTTCGAGTTAAATCCCCCAACGCCGTAATGCCCCTCAACACACCTGCCTTGGAACCATACTCCTTTCAGATGCTTGAATATCTGGATGGAGTAAGAGAGTCCAGGGCTGGTGTATCGAGGATGTCTCAGGGTATGAATGAGAACGCCCTGACATCTCACACTACAGCAACCGCCGTTAATGCAGTTATGACGGCTTCTCAGAGTCGTGTAGAACTCATTGCTAGGAACTTTGCAGAGACTGGCGTAAAGGACTTAATGATTACGATATATGAGTTACTATATAAGAACCAAGATAAGGAAAGAGTGGTTAAACTACGCAACGAGTGGATTCCGGTACGCCCTGATGTATGGAACGATAAGTATGATTGCACTGTGTCTGTGGCTTTAGGTCACGGAAGTAAAGATCAACAGATGATGCACCTATCACAAATGATTCAGTTCTCAGCAGAAGCCATGAAGGGTGGTTTGAGTATCGTAACTGAACAGAACATCTACAATCTGGGGGCAGCCTTGGTTAAGGCTATGGGCTTCCAGAATGTTGATGACTTCCTCACTGATCCCTCTAAGGTTCCTCCACAACAGAAAGAACCCACGCCTAAGGAACAGGCTGATCTTATGGAGGTCCAGGTTAAGAAACAGGAACTGGAGATAAAGGCCGCAGAGGTTCAGATCAAGGCTCAGAAGATTCAACAGGAGTACCAGAAACTAGCGGTAGACTCGCAGTTGAAAGTGGAAGAGTTAAACCTTGAGCGAGAGCAAAACAGGGCTGTTGCTATAGGCGATACTTAAATGGATAACGAAGAGAAGGAACGAAGGGCTAATGCTCTTCTGCATGACCCGCTGTTTAAGGAGATGTTCGAGGTACTAAGAAAAGATTTAATGAATCGTTGGGAATCCAGCGGTTCAACAGAGTTGGAGGCCAGAGAATCAATCTGGCTTGCGATGAGATTGCTTGATAGGCTTTATGGTCATATAACGTCCATAGTTGAAACTGGACATATGAATAAGGTTCTTGAAAAGCAACACCCATTCATCTAAAGGAGAAACAAAAATGGCGGATACGCAAGAAGCCCCGCACCCTGCAATACAACCATTGCCACATACTCCCGGTAGTACACGGGAAGCGCAAGAGGCACTACTCGGAATGTTGGACTCCGTAGAGGAGAAACCCAAAGAAGAGCAGGCCGCCCCTACTGAAGAGGAAGAGTCTACTGAGGAAACTCAAGACGAATCATTGGAAGAGGAGCCTCAAGAGGAATTGGAGGCTGCCTCCGAGGAGGAGGAAGCTGAAGAGGCCACTGAGGAAACTGACGATGAAGAAGAAGAAGACCCTCTATACGCTGTCACCGTAAATGGTGAAGAGCATGAGGTTACCTTTGACGAACTTCTGAGAGGCTATTCACGCCAGTCAGATTACACCCGAAAGACGCAAGAACTGTCCAATGACAGGAAGCAAATGGAGGAACTGCAAAAACAGTACAACTCTGAGGTTTCCACCATACAGGCAGAGCGTCAGCAGTACATGGAATCTCTAAACCAGATCATAGCAAATTCATCGGCTGGTCTTGACAAGTTCACAAATGTGGATTGGCAGTCTCTAAAGGACACTGATCCCATTGAATATGTCACAAAGAAAGAGGAGTTTCGTGAGGCGCAGGAGAAGGTTCAAGGTATGCAGCAAGAGCAGTACAATGCTCAACACCGTCATGCCGAAGAGTCTAAGCAACTACGCTCCCACATTCTTAAGGAGGAACACGGTAAACTTTCTGCCGCTCTTCCAGAATGGGGTGAACCCGAAAAGCAGAAAAAGATGGCATCGGAAATCCGTGATTACGCTTCCAGCCAGGGATTTTCTGCTGAGGAAATAAACTCCCTCGTAGATCACCGTTCTTTAATTGTTTTACTGAAAGCGTCTAAGTATGATGCTATGCAGAATGCTGATGTAAAATCAAAGAAAATAAAGAACAAGCCGAAGGTAATCCGAGCCGGTAAGGGACGGTCTTCTGGTGATGGATCAAAATCCAAACATACTGCACAAATGAGGCGTCTTCGAGATTCTGGTCATGTAAGAGATGCGACCAGTTTATTTGAGGATTTCGTAGAACTATAATATAGGAGAAGCATAGATGGCTGCACCTACAAACACTAGAGAAACCTATAGTTC